CCCGACGATGAATCCACGTTCATTGTGGATGTTGAGGGAATCAATAAAGAAAGCGGCACCCCAACAACTACCGGAGACATAGCTATCAATGGCAATTAGTTCTGATGTTATTAATCTGTCGGAGCTGGAGATTCCGGACGCCATTATCGTGCCTGACGCATCAAACATTTTTGATCGGTGGCTGGCGCGTCTGCGCGAACTGGACCCGGAGTTTGATGCGCTGGTGGAGTCGGACCCGGCCTATAAACAGGGCGAGGTAAATGCGTATCAGCTGACGCTGGCATTTCAGCGCGTCAATGACGCCGTGCGTGCCGTATTTCTGGCAAGCGCCAGAGGTGCAGACTTGGATCAGATTGGTGCAAATTTCAATGTTAAACGCTATGTCATTACTCCTGCTGACCCTGATGCTGTTCCGCCTGTGGATGCGGAACTGGAGGACGATGATGCCTACCGGGAGCGTATCCAGCTGTCATGGGCGCAGCTTAATACCGCAGGAGCGCGTAACGCATATCGCTTTCATGCGCGGTCGGCTGATGCTGACGTGCTGGATGCAGATGCTTACGGGCCAGAGGATCACAGCCGTCCGGGAGAGGTGGACGTATACGTGCTGTCGCGAACGGGTGACGGCACAGCCCCTCAGACACTCTTGGATAAAACGTCAGCCAACCTTAGTGCTGATGAGGTTCGCCCGCTGACGGATTTCGTGAGCGTTAAAAGCGCGCTCATACAGCGATACAGCATCACGGCAGAGCTGGAAATCCCCGATGGGCCGGATGCGCAGACGGTGCTGGATAATGCGATCAGCGTTGCAACGAGTTACGCAGCACTCTCTCACCGAATTAAAACAGTCATTCCTTTGTCCGCCGTCTATGCCGCACTACAACAGCCTGGCGTGGTCAGGGTGAGGCTGACCAGCCCTGCAGCTGATATTGAGGCTGAGATGGGGAAAGCGCCGTGGTGTCAGGCAATCAGCGTCACGATAAGAGGGTCTGGGAATGGCTGATAAATTTCGCTCGCTGTTGCCACAGAACGCTCTTCATCAGGAGCGAGCGCTGGAACAGGCATCACGGGAACAGATTCTCGCCCTTAAAACCGGCATGGTCAGAAGCGTTAAAAGTGCAGATGACTGCCCTTACCATCTGCTGCCCTGGCTGGCATGGGAGCTATCAGTCGATTTCTGGGACGAAAGCTGGACAGAGGATGAAAAACGTCAGGTCTGCCGCGATGCTGCCTATGTGCATCAGCATCGTGGCACTGCAGGCGCTGTTAGGCGTGCGCTGGGGGCGGTGAGCCTGCCCACTACAGTTATTGAGTGGTGGCAGGAAAACCCGCGCAGAGCGCCGTACACGTTTCGGATTGAGGTCTACAGCCTACAGGGCATAGATGACAGCCTGTATAGCCGCATACGGCGTCAGGTGAATAAGGCTAAAAATTTACGCAGCTATCTCAGCAGCATTGATGTGATCGCTGACGTTGGCGCAGCAGGAAATTATTACACAGGCGGTGCGGTAACTGCGTACATCGAGACTGTGATTCAGACTGGAGAATAATTGTGGCGGAGCAATATTACAGCATCCTCACGAACCGGGGAAAAGAGCTGGAGGCGGCGTCGTCTGCAAACGGCACGCCGGTCGTTATCAAAGATTTTGTAATCGGTGATGGTAACGGGAAGGCCGCAACGCCAAATCCGTCGCAAACTGCACTGATTCGTGAAGTATACCGCCATGCTATATCCGGGCTGGACGTATCTCAGGAGCAATCTAACCAGTGGGTAGCTCATCTCGTTGTTCCGGCTGATGTGGGCGGGTTCACTATTCGTGAAGTGGGACTGTTAACTGATACCGGAGAACTCTATGCAGTGGCGAATTGCGCTGCCATTGAAAAGCCGGTCAGCGGTATCAACGTCAGCCTGCAGTTTCGTCTGGCCGTTAATGAAACAGCCAGCATTGAACTTAAAGTGGCCACAGGCGATGGCCTGTTTTTGAGGCAGGATGCAAATCTTAGTGACCTGAATAATATTGCTAAAGCGCTGGAAAATTTAGGGCTGAATCTCGTCGGTAACTGGCAAGCCGTGCAGGCTAACGGCGGTAAACATTCGTCCGGCAAACACCGTATTTACATGGATTGGAATGATGGTGACCGCAAATTATATATAACCGTTGATGAAACGGACGTCGGCGAGTTGTTCTCAACGCAAAATCCTCCCACAGCAGCGCAAACAGGCGCATATCCCCGCACGGGTGGGAATCTGGATGAAGAAGCAAGTATTTCGCTGATTTCTAACTCGAAAAATCCCACTACAGGCACTGTGATTTATTCGCCCATGTACCGTGTTGTAATAAAGGGGCGCGGGGGCGATCAGGATTTTAAAGACGGCGCATCGGGATTCATGCGGATCGTCGAGGAAGTCGGGACTCGGGCCTATTTGCAACTCCAATGGGATGGGTTCGGCACCATACATGAGTTCAGGTTTGATCAGAACGGCAACACGCAAATTTATGGTAAAGCTTACACCGGCAGCGGAGCCAGTTTTCTGGCTGAGGACGGCAATGTTTATGGCCCCGCATGGGGCGGCTACCTAAGTACTTGGGTGGATGCACAAATCGGCGGACAGATAAGCAACAACAACAATTGGGTTAACAATAACTTTCAGCCAAGAAATACCGGCAATCCAGGGGGAGGCTGGTGGAGAGACAGCGCAACTGGTTTGATTATTCAGGCTGGTACGGTAGCTGTTCCTGTATCGGGCAGCGCTGGTAGCGCCTCATTCTCGTTTCCACTGGCATTTCCCAACGGCGTGGTATCGATTGTTGGCAGCACTGCGGATCAAGCGTCATCAGCTGGGTATGTAGCCTGCGCTGCATTTCTTAACCTGAGCACTACTGGGGCATACGTTATGGTTGATACTAACGCCTCGCGAAATATGGACCGAACTCAATACGTTCGATATATAGCCTATGGAGTTTAATTAATGGAAAGCGATAAATATTACTATAGCGCCAAGACAGGTGGTTTTTATCGGGAGTCCGATAGGGAGTTATATGAAAACACCAATTCCGGCTGGCCTGAAGACGCGGTAGTTATAACAGATAATGAATATAAATCTCTGTTTGAGGGACAAGCGGTTGGGAAAATAATTACAGCTGACAGTAAGGGTAAGCCGACTCTCACAAATCCCATTATTGAATGGAATAAAATAGCAGAAACGCAGCGGCAGAGCCTGCTTAGTGAAGCAAATACGACCATTGCTGATTGGCGTACAGAGCTTCAATTAGATGTTATAAGTGATTATGATAAGGCTATTCTTGTTAAATGGATGGCCTACATTAAATATCTTAAGGAATTAGATCTAAGCACTATCCACGACGAGTCAGGGTTAAGCTTGGTCACATGGCCCAGCAAACCATGAATTAAAAAAATTGCCGCCGTCTCAGGCGGCTAGATTTTAGCTAACTGCAATAACTGGCTTGTGGAGTTTATTTAACAATTTCCTTCTCAAATGATTACTTAGTCCAACCTCGAATAACTTATAAAAAACCATCGAGAATAACGCAGTAAAGATTAATGCCATTAGTGTTGTTGTTACTCCCGTAAATGAACCGTGGTAATGCCGGGAGATGAGCTTCCGAGCCAGAGATAGACCATGTGGATGCATTAAATAAATAGAAAATGATATTGTGCCAATTGATGTTAAAAATTTAGGAGGGTTTATTCCATATTGATATTCATAACATGAAAGCGAAAGTAAGAGAAAAAATGAAGCTGCCGCAAAATCATAATTACCGTTCCCCGGCGCGTTGCCGAATCCCAGCATAATATAGATAAAATATGTAGTGGATAAAAATATAACCACCCAGCCCGCACACCTAGAGTGATATAACCTCTTGTTAATTGCAATGTGGCCGATAAATATACCTGCCAAAAACTCTAACATCATGGCGTTGGTCATTAGGGCTAAATAACCGCGATATCCATAATTAATGTTAGATAACGGTATGCCATAATCATTAACCAAGCGTGGCAATGCGACGAATGAAATTATAAATACAGTGAGTACAGTATATTTATGCTTTCGAAAAAGAAGAGCGAATCCACAGATAGTATAAAAAACGAATTCATAATTTAGGGACCAACCTACAAACAGCCTTGGATAGCCGAAGTAAGGAGCGGCCTGAGTAATATCAGCCGGAAGGAACGAAAAAGAGCGCAAAGTTGAAGACCATTTATCCCATGAATTTCCGGCTATGAAAAGTGTGGCTATAAAGTATGGCGGAAAGATACGGCATATTCTTTTTATTAAAAAGGTCTCTGAGGATTTTATTCCGTTGTTTTCATTTAATGTAACATAGTAAACAATAAATCCGCTTATCATAAAAAATAGGTCAACCCCGATTGCACCCTGAGCAAATAACCAGTTAGCTACAGGAAAATCCGTGGCGAGGTCGGTTCGAAAATGAAACATCACAACCAACATCGCAGCAAGACCCCGCAGAGATTGGATTGAATTTAACTTTTTCTTAACGCTATGCATGCTGAATAAAAATCCCTTTAAGACTACTAATATTGAGGTTAATGATATCTAGCAAATACTCTCAAGATTTGAGTTAGATCATTGCCACATGAAGATATTTTAACTAAAGAGCGTTTTTTAACCATTTCCCATTTCATCGAACATTTGGAACGCGTCTCGCAAATTCCAACTGTCCGCGTGCAGCTAATGAATTATGGAGCTACCCTGACGCCTAATTTAATAAGGAGGCACTATGGATCAGCGATTCGAGGAACAGGCACACGACGCAGCATGTAGGGTTATGGGGGAGGCTGTCTGGCAACTCATTGCCACAGGGGAGACGGTATCGCAGGAGGCGATAGCCAGAATGGTTGTGGAGTTGTCAGAGCGCCGAACAGAACTGGCAGAGAGCATAGCGCTGTCAGTGCTTAATGGCTCATGAAAACTACCAAGGCAAACAGTTGCAGCATCTACCTTTGCAGGCTATCTAGATGTCCGCTTTTTGCCAGGAGCAGACATCAAATTCATTCAAGAAAGCGTTATTCAAGGCTGATAAATATTTTGCGAATAGTCTTCCGCTACTCCATAGCCTCATGACCAACAGCATTATCAGAAAGAGGAAGCGTTAGCACGATCTCAGAAGTGATCCTATCCGTGCTCCACATAAGAATGAAAAGATGACTACAATCCACAAATCGCTGGACGACAGTTTCTAAACAAGTTTCGCCATTATATGAAAATTGCCATCCCGATCCTTGGGGGGAGCATGGACTGGCAAAAATGTACCGGTATTAGGCGCAGCTATTTAAATGATGATGTGATAGAATTTTAAGGTTATTCCTTTTAATTAAATCCTCTTCTTTAGGTATCCCGTTCAAAGGAGATGCTAGTTTCACCTGTCATTTATCATATACAAAATCAACCTCAACGCTTTTATCAACGATAAGCAGGGAAGCCCCAACAGATTTAATGAAATTTAACTCGCGCTCTTCAGAATGAGTCATTGAGATAACATGGATTGGAATAAATAAATCCAAATCTCGAAGCTTTCCCTTTAATGATAATCCGTCGATGCAATTACCTATCACAAGTATATCAATGTCATTTGCATTGGCAGGATTTTTTAATACTGACCCGAATACATACACATCGACCACAAATAAACTATGACAGATAATAACATCACAGATCGAATCTATCGTATTTTTAAAGTCCACTATCGTGAAATTCTTCGCAATAAATCACCCAGCTTGTAAAGTTCTACTCCAATACTTTCAGCGGCTTCTTTTGCTGAAGTCGTCAATCGTCCATTAGGATTGGAAGCAAAAACAATATCACAGTTGCCATGCAGTCCTATAGCATCTCTTACAGAACCGGCAGTCATATCATAATCATCCACAGCAACAATAACCAAATCCGCCATCCCACGTCTTTTAATTCTATATTTTTTGTTGGTCTCTCGCTCTACAGAGCTTACATGCGTATGTTGGGTGAATACTCGATTAATAAAAAAATGTTCTTTGTCAAGATTTTCAAGTGGATTTTTAGTTCCTAAAGAAGATGCAATATGTCCAAATGAACCCACTCCTATTTTTTTCTGCTCAAGCAATTCCATTGCATCTCCAGAGATAAATTCAACTCCTCCCTTGACTGATAGAAAATTAAGATCTTTATTGTCTAGATATTCATTTAGGTCGGGGCATGTTATCCGGCCAGTGTTGATTGCTCCAATCGAATAGCTTTCACCCTCAGTAGTAATAACCACTAAAGTCTCATTATCTGCTATCTCAATATTTTCAACATCCTTGCTATCCTGTAATTTCGCGGCCATCCATGAAATATAACTTTTACTTGCATTTATGCTCATTGAATTCATCCTACAAATAGCTGTGATGCAGTCTCTGGAAACCTACTACCATTAGCATCGGTTAAGCCCAGATGCTTTGATTCAAAATCATCTATATGAACGCAAAGTTTAGAAAAAATATTCTTTTCATCTTCAGTCAATAGATGATAGTTTTTTTCAACTAGTCGCTGTATTTTTCTATTGTTTGGTAAGATGTGAGATTGTATTTTCCTTAACCATATTTCTGCATTTGGATTTTCGGGATCAACGCTATTCTCTTGGGTTGGTCCATATGTTGTAAAAATCGTATTGTTTTCTCTTAAGTATTTTTCTAACTCCTGTCTAACAGATTCTCTATTCTCGAACGTTTTAACACCAAAAGTTGCATTAATTTTATCGATATGGTCTTTTTTCCAAGAACGAATTATTTCATCAGTAAAATGTTCTTCTGCCTTGTCAATTGTCGTATGGCAATTAGCGCATAGAAGAATGATGTTATCAAAATGGCCTCGCTGCTCATCAGTTAGATCAGCATTGGTTCTTGGACCATTATCAATGGCGCTGAAAATGTGAGCAAGTTCT